GTTAAACGGATTTTAATTATTGCGAATATGCCATAATTGTGCTATAATAAAAAAAGCCCCTAGTGAAGGGGCGGTAATTAGTTAAGGAGATTATAACATGGTTGCTAGAGAAAAGCTATACGGTCAACACGTTTGTTTAAATGCTAAGATCGCAATAGGGAAAAATGGAAAAATGAAAGAAGTAGGTTTGTCCTATACTGGCTACACTTTGTGCAATAACGCTTGGATTGACGTGGTTGCACAATCGAAACAAACGCCTACTTGCAAAACGGAATGCCAAGAATGCTTAAACGCTGGTCGAGTGCATCGTGAAGTTTTAAAAGAGCGTACTCCTAAAGTGATGACTGAAGAGCAAAAGCTAAAACTAAAACTTGGCAAACAGTTAAAGCTTAATTCTGCGTCGCTAATTTAGGGTCGCCACGCTTTCAAAATGCGTTTTAGGTATGTAGACAAGGGTAGGCGTATTTTGAGAGCTTAGAGAGGCTTGTAGAGGGGTGTAATGAAAAAAGGCCTCTTGGTTAAAAGAGACCTTAAGTATTCGTGATTACACCTACTTTGGGGGTTATTGGTATCCTTGTTGACAGCCTAATAAGAGACCGATGTACTTGCCGGCGAGCATGACTAGCAAGCCTACAAGGTCATGGTTTTAGTTTCCTTTATGGTTTAGTGAAGTAACGATAAACGAGGTTTCTTATATTCAAAGTAAAACTTTGTAGGTTGTCCGTTTTCAAAGTTGAGAATAACGGTGTACTTTTTAACCTTTTGTTTACATGACTTAGGGGGCAATTCCTCCACAATCATGGTAAACGGTTTAAGCATTGTTTTAAGTGGCTTGGGGTCACGTTCCCCTAATGTATAAAATCTACCTAACAAGTGGTCAATAGACTCTAAAATGTTGGCTTCATTATCGCAATGTGTCGAACCTTGTACTTTTGACATATTCGTAACTCCTTCTTTACTGTAAACGGTGGGGGCGGTTAAGCCCCCTGAACTCATTTTAAATTGCCTTGTGAAAGCGTTTCATAGTTTTAAACCCTTGTTTTTCGTGGTATAAAGCATTTGAAATAACATCTGGTAACAAAATGCTTAAAGGGTTAGACTTACATAATCTATTGCCAACACTTCTGACTACTAAATAATTAAACATCTCACTTGGCTTGGCGTTACTCCAAAAAACACGCTCGGTTTTATATTCCTCAAAAAGTTTTTTGTCTAAATTTTTAGCAACAACTTTTAATTGCTTCATTGTAAAATCAGTAGTGATACGTTTCATAACTTTAACTCCTTCTTTATCTGTAAACGTCAAGGTCAATCACAATCAACCTTATGTAACATTGTGACAGATTATAATACTGTCGTCAACCTTGATGATGAATATCCTTCATATAATGTAACATAGAACACTCCCAAAAAATATCGGTCCTATTTTTTAATTATGGCGAATATGCCATATTTAGACAACTTTTTAAAATTGTGTTATAATAAAACTATCGTAGCCACCTCACCTCTTGCTTCTAGCAATGTGCCCCCGGGTGGCTCTTGTTTTTTAATGGAATAAAGAAAGCCCCCTAGCGATAGGGGGTTAGTTTACATTGTTTAAAACTTTTCTACAAAAATAAATTGTAATTCTTCAGGGACTTTGTAAGCTGTCATAACGCTTTTTGTAACGGCTGGATAAAAAGTCTGTCCACAACCGCCTTTGATGGGGCGTGTCTTGTCTTTTACTTGGTAGGTGGTGCTGGCTGGCGTGCAATTAGCATTAAGCCAGTTTTTTGCTTCATTTCTGGTGGTGACACCTTCGACATTTTTAATTACTAAATCAATGGCATTTTTTCCGTAGACTAACATTTTTTTGTTTCCTTTTCTTTATTCAAAATTCTTGTTAAAAGTTGGCCCATACAGTCGCTTCACCATTTTCGGCTACTTCATAACCGTAGAACGCACCGCCTGCTTTACCCCATTTCTTACGACCATTTTCTAAAGCCCATTCAGCAGGAACACCGAAGAATTCAACTGCTTCTTCAATACTGGCGAAGGTGTACACGTAGTCACGATCGATGACTTGACCTTTGGCTAGATTCATATCGATTTCGTCGAATTGGGCAACAGTGTCAACGATTACAGTTTCGACGAGTTGGAACTTTTTCTTTGCGATGATTCCGATGTTGGCTTGAATTTGACGTTTCATGATTCTTTTCCTTTTTCTTCTTTCAAGGTCAATCAATCAACCTTATGACAACAGTATAACATGTTGTGATACTGTTGTCAACATTGATTATGCATATCATCTATATGATGTAACAAAACGTCACACTTGACTTAGGCAATAATCTGGCATACCATGGCCACGGGTAGAAAACTATACTCATTGAAAGAGGTCTGAGCAATCGGGCCTTTTTTATTGCTTGACAGGGAAGTTGACAAAAGGTATAGCTTTAAGTCATAATGCAGTGTAAAAGGGGAGTTTTTCGATGCCACATAGCAATAATCAAGACATACCTCATTTTAATTCACACATTCCAACTGAAGAGACGCATGAAATACTTGAAGGAATGGCGATGAATGGAGCCACTCACAAGCAGATGGCAGAAGCCCTAGGCATATGCGATAAAACGCTTGTAAAGCATTATGGTGATTATTTAAAAAGCGTTAAGCCCCTATTTGATGCAAGGGTGGCTAGACAGCTAAAACGTAACATCTTTCACGAAGACCCCAAAGTTGCACTTGATGCAACAAAATTTTATTTAAATAGCAAAGTGGGTTATAAGCAATCAACCGAAAACACACACGGTTTTGAAAATATGCCTAGCTTTACCGTGAACTTTTCAGGCGAAAAGCCTAGCGATGGCTAACGTGCCTTTGACGTTCCCACAATGGAGTGAAAAGCTTTTTAAACCTAAGCGTTATAAAATCGCCTATGGTGGACGTGGATGCTTACATCCTGATGCTTTAATTGATACGCCTAATGGTCAAATAAAAATAAGTGAGTTCAAAGGCGGGGATGTTTATTCTTGGCATAATGGGAAGATAGTTGTTGCACAAGCGACACCCTCAAAAGAATATACTGAAGAAGATTTGTATCAGGTCGTTTTTGAAGATGGGCGTTCAATTATTGCAACAGATGAACATAGGTTTCTTACAACTAAGGGGTGGGTGTATTTAAAGCATCTTTCTTCATCTTGTGGCGTAGTTTTACAGCGTCAGAAATTGCCTTTTTCCCTTCATCACTCCAGTTTGGAACCCTCCCCTTTAAAGTTACACGCAAATTTACTTGGTAATGATTTTATTATATCAAAAGTAAGACTCATAAGTAAGCACAGCCGACAAAAGTATTGGGATTTGCACGTTTTTGAAACAAACAACTATTTGTCTAACGGAATTGTAAATCATAATAGCGGAAAATCGTGGACTTTTACCGATGCTTTAATTTTAAAAGCGTATAACGAAAGGCTTGGTATTCTTTGTGCTAGAGAGTACCAGTCATCCATTGCCCAATCGGTTCATAAATTGATCGAGCAGAGAATTGGAGAGCTTGGCTTAAAGCCTTATTTTACAATACAGCAGGATACCATTAAATGCAATGTTACAGGGGCTTATTTTGTTTTTGAAGGGTTACAAAAACCTGACAGTTTAAATTCCATTGCCGATATAGACATTTGCTGGATTGAAGAAGGGCAAACCTTAAAAAAAAGAACATGGGAAAAATTAGCTCCTTCAATTAGAAAACCTGATTCGGAAATATGGATAACGATGAATCCATATTTGGAAAGCGATGTTATTTATAACGAGCTGATTCAATCAAAAGACCCAAAAACTAATAGTGTCACCGCGTTAATGAAAGTAAACTACACAGAAAACCCCTATTTTCCTGAAGTGCTAGAACTTGAACGGCGTTTGATGCTAGAACGAGACCCCGCCCTTTACAATCACATATGGCTAGGTGAATGCCTAACACATACAGACGCACAAGTCTTCAAAGACAAGTGGGAAGTGAAGGAGTTCACCCCTGAAAATTGGAACCTTCCTTTTTACGGTATGGATTTTGGATACGCGCAAGACCCCACGGCGTGCGTCAAGGTATGGGTTCATGATGAAACGCTTTATATCGAAAAGGAAGCCGTGAAAGTAGGGCTTGAACTGGATGATACTGCTAACTACATTAAACAGTTCATGCCTGAAATTGAAAAAGGGATCATACGCGCAGATTGTGCCAGTCCAGCAAACATAAGCTATTTAAGCAGACACGGGCTACCACGCATCAAGGGGTGTAAAAAATGGAAAGAGTTTAAAAAAGAAGCAATATCGCATATGCGGTCGTACAAAAAAATAGTGGTTCACACACGATGCACGCACACCATAAACGAGATGATGCTTTACTCGTACAAGGTAGACCAGCGCAGTGGAGACATCACAACAGACATTTTAGAAAAATATGATCATTGCCAAGACGCCATTCGCTACGCCATAGAGCCGTTACTAAAACGGAAATATACGTTTGTGGATGCGTTCTAAAAGTGGTATGCTATACTAAAAATAACCAAGGGGGATACCATGTTTGAGAACTTCTTTAATAAAAAAGAACCAGCTAAGACCATTAAGACCGACGGTGTAGAGAACATTCTAACAGGCCTAGGCCAATACGGTAGGGACGCGAACACGGCTACAACGTTTAGAGGCGACAAGTTGCTTGACCAAAAGACCCTAGAAGGGCTTTATTCTTCTAGCGGTATTGCTAGGCGCTTAATTGACATGGTGCCGGATGAAGCCTTAAAGCGGGGCCTTGATTGTGACGAAGAGCTTTATGCAGAACTTGAACGGCTAAACGCGTTTAAAGCCTTAACAGATCTGTCAAAAGACGCTAGGCTATACGGTGGAGCGATTATTTTATTACTCGCCAAGGACGGTGAAGAAGACCTCGCCATGCCCTTAAGAGAAGCAGGCTTAAAGAGTATCGAACGATTAGCCGTGTTTGACCGCTATGCTTGCGTTATTACCTCAGATGACTATGACAGTGACCCTTACAGTGAATCCTTTGGGCATGTGAAAACCTATAATTTGCGTTTAAAAAGTGGAAAGTATTTAAAGGTGCATTCCAGCCGTGTGATTCGTTTAGATGGTGACCGCTTGCCTGAAACGCCACTTAGAAACAACAACTATTGGCACGCCTCCAGCTTACAAGGGGCGTACACCAGCATTTTAAGCTACCTATCAGCGCAAGGGTTTAGTGACATTATCATTAAAGAATGGGGCTTGACGATTCTTAAAGTCGAGGGGCTTTTTGAATCTTACGGGAACGGGGCAGAATCTAAAATATCAGGCCGTTTAAATGACGCTAATTTGAGCAAGTCTTTAATGAACATGATTCTTTTAGACGCCGATTCAGAATCCTTTGAAAGACAATTTAGCAACGTCACAGGCTATAGCGATTTGATGCTACGGACGATGGAGCTTGTATCGGCTAATAGTGGCATCCCGATGACTAAATTATTTGGCAGATCCCCTGAAGGCATGAACGCCACAGGAGAGGGGGATTTTGTTCAATGGGCGGGAGCGGTGCAAGCGTATCAGATGCAGACGCTACAGCCCGCTATAAACCGCCTTGTAGAGGTTTTAACACTTCAACAGGACTGGCAAGACAAGCCCGATGACATGGCGTGGAACTGGCCAAGTTTAAAGCCCCTTGATGACCAACAGCTTGCAGACGTGCGCTTAAAGAACGCGCAAGCCGATGCGGTTTATATGCGTGAGGGGGCTATAGACCCAGCCTACTTGTGGCACATTAGACACGAAGGGGGGTACAATACGAACCCCACTTACTCGCTTGAAGGTGTGATAGAATACCAAAGTGAACTTGACAACACCGCTATC